GAATTACACGAATCTATAAAATAAGGGAGTATCTTATGCCTGCGACGAGTACTTATATAGTTGAAATTGAATATGTATGTAAAAAAACGGTAGAAGTTGAAGCTTTAAGTAATCAATGGGCAGAGATAGTAGTTAAGGAAAAATGGGAATCTGAAAGACCTGAAGAGATAATTTCAATATCTGCATCAGATAAAGATTAAAAAGGTTATAATTTAAATACAAACTTATAGGAACTACTATATGAATATTCTCAAAGAATATTTCCCCATTTTACTAATTCTATTTGGTGGTATTATGGCAGATGTTTCAAGACATGCCTTTGAAGATATCATGACAGTACAGATAGTCGCATGGACTTCAGTTGTGGTTGGAGGAATTGGGTTAGCACGTATAATTTGGAATAAGGTAAAGAAATAAGATGATGTGGCGATGGACAGCTTTAATAACCTACCTCGTAATTTGTATCTATGACTTTATGGTAGTGCCTATGTACTATGGCGTAGCTAGGATGGGATTAGACTTAGCGGATTATATGGGTCATTTACAAGCCATCGAAGACCCATTAGTCCAGATGGAATACCTCAAGAAATTAGTTAGTCAACACGAGCCATTTACGCTTCAGGGTGGTGGACTATTCCACCTAGCTTTTGGTGCTTTATTAACGGGTAGTGTATTTGGAAAGGATAAAGATTAGAAACATTGGAGGATAGTGATGGAAGAAATAAAAGAAAAAGAATTAATGTGTCCTAATAGATATTGTTATGTATATAAGGTACCACAAGAACTTGACGAAGATATGGAAAAGATATGCCATAACTGCGGTTTTGATTTAAAACCGTGGAAGTCGCATAAGAAGTAACTAGGCGTTTCCGCATTGACAGTTGTCTCCACAAGGGCAACCGCTATCATACATATCCATAACTAGATCAGCTACACAAGTAATACATTCACAAGTGTCTAATTCACATTCACATCCTTCTTCACAAATACACTCTATTTCACATTCACAACTCATTCGATTTCTCCAAAGATTGTTTGCTTGTCGTCTAAAGGTTGTCATTTTTCTCTTCTCGCATAATCAAATATATTTGCATATCATCACAGTCTGTACATTCACATTCAAGATCACAATTACAGTATTGAATTGCCCAACAAATACAGATACCACCAATACGGCAGGAACACATCTTACTCATTCTCTAGAACTTTAAGTGATACGCCTCCTAAGAATCCAAAAATGCCACCGATAACGGCAGTAACAATTTCTGTTGCTTCCATTTTATACCCCATCCACAAAGCGAATACGCTAAATACCGTGGCACATATAATGGCAACTAATATCTGTGGTCGTAATTTTCCTATCATTTTAATCACCGTCCCTAAACTGTTTGTACCGCTCGTTCTCTCTCATTTGTAGAGCGGATTGCTTTACTGAAATACCTTCTATTCGTTCCCATTCCTTAATACCTCTTGCAGGATCATGCTGCCCATCAATTAAAAAATGTACAACAGTCTTTAAAAATTTGAACACTTCTAACCCTCATCAGATGTTTTCATTGGTTGTTTAATCCATGAAGTAATAGCAGCAGTACTTGTACCATCATAAGGTTGTACATATGGCTGATTCATAAACTCAGCAGGAACTTCAATAGGACTTACATTCATATTCATAAAGGAAAAGAACTCTTTTGTTAAAGATTTCGCTTTCGCCTTTCCTCTATCAGAATGTTTGAAGGTACAGAGGTCATCATCATGCTTTGCCCCTAGATGTTGCCCCGCTTCGTTCACTTGCCACGGAGGTTTGTTATTGATAGGTAACCCTATCTCATCTGTTTCCACCTCTACAACAGGCGTATAGCGTACTGATTCCAAAGGTTGTTCTGATGGGAATCCATATTCTCTCAATAGTTGATGATGTTCCGCTACTCTACCTTCATAGTTATTAAGTGTTGTATCTCCATGACCAGCTGCTAAAGGGTCATGACTCTTTTGTTTTTTAAGAATGTCTGTAAAAACATCCATTGTCTTTTCGATCTTTGCTCCAGTTCCGGGATGTTGGGCTTCATATTCTTCAGAGTATGTTCGTTCCTCTTTCCCTTTAACAACCCCATGCTCAGTCTCCGACTGAACTTCGCTGTGATCCCATTCCGTCACAGGTTTATTTAATGATAACCAGTTATCAAAAGACTTCTTAAAATCTATATCTCCTTGAGTTTCTACTATAACATCTACATCAGGAAGAAGGCAACTACCATCTACACAGCTTTGTGTAGGGCGACCACTTCCACTTTTAAGTAGATCAAATCCAGCACCTTGATTAACTCCCTTCTCACAGATAGTTACTTCAGCTAGTTCCATATCATCTACTTGCATGTAAGGCATTAATCCTTTCTGCATGTTCTGTACTTTTGTAGCAGACCCTGCAATACTATAAGATTTTAAACGCCCTTCATTAACTTGATCCCGTACTTTTTCTGCTATACGAGTGTCATCTCTTAGTTCACAAATAAAGAATAGTCCTTTACCATCTACACCACTCTTAAATATTTGTCCCCCTTTGTTTATATATGCGGGTAATGCCCAACCAACTTGTACATCAGAATGTAATACCATTGTATTTCTAGTACGAAAGTTTGCCATATACTTTGTAAAAGCTTTTTCCATAGCTTCTGTTGTTACCATATGCCCTTCCCGATCAATAATTTCTACGGAAGCTGGGCCTCCAACAACCATTGGTTCGGTAGCTTCAAAGTTAGATACTGCTTCAGCATACTTTGGAGCATCTGGAAACGCTCTATGCAAAGTCATAATCTCTGCCTGTGTAGCAAGTCCTGCTTTAAATAACCGCATATATTCATCTAAGGCTCCTGCAATATCTTCTAAAGAGACTCTACCATTCTGTTGTTTCTCTAGAAAATTAATAGACGCATCATCATGTACCCAAGTATAAAAGTCTCGGTTACCGTGTTGTTCCCATGAAGTCTTAGTTAAAGTAGTCATTATGTTAATGTGTATCCCCAAACTACTCCGCTAACTGTTGGTGTTCCTGATGCAGAGATTACTGAAACCTTCTCCCTAAAATCTAGGGGCCAGTTAGTTTCTAGTGTTGCTCCTGCTAAGACAGGGATTCCAGCAGTAGCAGATGCTGTTGTATCTAAACCTACGTACACAATCTCGCCAGCTGAACTAGATTCGTTTGTTATTTTAATCCCTCTAATCTTAGACATTGCTGGACGTTTAACAGAAGTAGACGCATTAGCAGTTCCTGTCCATTCATAATTAATTCCTTGATTACCATCTACATAAGTAGAAACAGTATTTACATCTTCTCGTACTTCAAACATGATCTTATCAACGTAGTAATCTATATTATGTTGCGATCCCGTGGTTACATAAATTCTATATTGCGCCCCTGCGGTTGTTGCAGCAACTGTATAAGCAGCAGTAATTTGTCTAAATGAAGTTGCTAAGTTATCATTTCCTGATGTAGCGAGTACAGTTGTTCCTGCCAAATCTCGTATCTCTATTTTTACATTTCCTGAAGCTGATGCTCCACGATGTTCACATTGAACTGTTATATATTGATCATAAGTACTAAAGGGAAGGGCTGGTGATGTCCAATAAAACCCTTCTCCTGCCCCGCTATTACCGGGATTTATTAGAAGAGAGGCTGCTCCTGTAGCTGCTTGAGCAGTACTGCGGGCAGCGGCTGCCCCCGTTGCTGTATACATTGTCACATCCGTAGCCTCAATACTTGGGTTTGTTACCCAATTTGTTGCTACCTCTCCTTTACCAGCACTAAGTAAAGTACTAGCTGATGTGGAAAGTGCCTGTCTAAAGGGTTGGTATTTAGTGATCGAATGTACAGACTGCCTAGTGCTAGAATCTACCTCAAATTCTTTAATGTCTGTATGCCGTTCATTTGCCATATTGGGTTCCCCCTGTTATTTAATTATCCGAACCATTCCAAAAATAGCTGAAAGAATTACTGTAGTGTGTAAAGCTAGTATGCCTACTACTCCAGTTATCCATTTAGCCCCAAGGAATCTACTTCGCCAATTTTTAATTTGATCTATATCTTCATCCATTCGATCTAACTTGGAACAAATATTCTCCGTTAAAACTGAGTGGGTTTCTATGTAATTATCTAATCTCTCCATATAAACTGCAAGTTTAATGTTTAAATCTTCTGTTCCTTGTGTCATGGGTTACCCCAACGCCTTTACTAAAATAAGTATATCCATATCGTTGCCTCCCATGTAAAAGGGGGGCAGAGCCGTGAGAAACTCTACCCCCGATTAGTTTACGATTAGGCGTTTAGATCGCCAATTTTTGCTTGAACCCAAATGTTCTTTACTCGCATTTCACCCATTGTATAGAGTAGACCCCTAACAACGAGAGCATTGGCGGCAAAGTAGTCACGGTTCTCTACGTATTGCGTAGGTTGTGCGACTGCCATTTCAATATAATCTGTGTCCAAAACATAAATGTTTGATCCTAGAACAGCATCGTTAGAAGCTATTGACTTAGGAGTATCCGCATCTGGTAGAATTGGAATTCCCATGTAAGTAGCTAGAACCAGACCAGTTCGTGTACCGGGGAATGTTCTCTCCGATCCGACTCCGACCTGATATTCTTCCTGTCCCATATACCTCTGATTGGAGTTAAGCAATCTTTCCAATCGGAAATACTGATCGTGACCCATAAGAATTAACTTAGGCTCACCACCATTCTCTCTGATTTTCTGAATAGCTGTATCAATCATGGTTAGTGTAAGATCACGCCCTGTACCATTGTTCATGCTGACAGAAGCAGCGGCGTTCCAACCACCAGCAGTTCTGGCGGCAGAGATGTCATAAGCACCAGTAGAAACAGGCACTCCGCCTGCATCTGCACCGTCTTCACTTACAACGTCATCAATAGAAGTAAATCCTGCTCTACTGACAACGAAAGCAGCGTCACCATCAACAGGGGTCTGAGCAAAGGTTTCGCCTGTAAAGGTTACAACCCCTCCAGAAACGCTGTCTACAGTCAAACCTGAGTCGTTAATAACTGCTGAAGCAGATGTGTCATAAAGTGCTATTTTGTCACCAACCCTAAAGTGCGTTCCATAAGATGTTGGAACAGTAATTGTTGCGTTGGTTGTGTTAGAACCAGCTGATAAAATAGAAGCTGATCCTGCAAGTAGTTCTGTGTTAATTTCTTTTACGTGGTCGATCTGAGCATTTTCGTTTTCCAACGCCAGAACGTCCCCAATACCGCCTTCAAGTTGAGCGGTAAAGACGGATTTGACCGATGCACCAAAGGTGGTCGATACTATTCTCGGTAGAGAACTAACCGTCTCAATATTGGAAATGTCTACAGTTGGTAGGTTACCTGTCTCTGTAACAGGTCGGGATCGTCCAGAACCTCTGTCTGTCCTTACCCTCCAACCAGCTGTATTGCCCCATACTACACGGGGAATAGCGTTAAAGAAACGAGTTTGGTTGTTCAGAGCCTGCCACACTTTTCGTCCATAAGTTGTGTTAAAAATCCCGGTGGCGGTATCAACTGTGAATGGAGTACCTACTCCAGCACCTGACTTCATAAAATAGTCAGGGCCGAACACAGAAGAATAAAGTCCACGCTGGGACTGCGAAATATATTCCGCAAGTGATGGATTTGCCATTAAATTCCTCCTCGTTTATTTATTAAAATTAGTTGATCAATTCTCTAGGAAGCCCATCAGTCTCTCCTGCTTCTAGGCGATACTGTATGTTCCTAAGTTCTTGATACGACATGTCCATTAGCTGATCAACAGTATCTACTACTGAGTCAGCACTCTTCTTTAGTGGTGTAGAACCGTCTACACCTAGCCCTATCTGAGCATCCTTTTGGATAACTTTAGGGGCTACAAGACCTGTCTCTTCTCTGAAGCCCATCTTTCGTAATCGATCTTCGGCTTCAGTTTGTACGGCTTTCGCCATGTTTGCCTCATAATCAGCGATTTGCTTTTTGAGGTCATCTAATTGCTTTTCCATACTCTTCTCTTCTACCATGTCATCGTCTTCGTCCTCGCCATTCCCTGCTTTATACATTCCGCCTTTCTCCTCGTCTTCATCAACGATCTCTTCAGCGGAACCTTCGTCTGCCTTTTCCATGTCATCCTCGTCCTCATCTTCCATTGCAGCCTTCAACATTGCTTGAATAGTTGCTTGCTGGTCTTTGATGTCGGACTTAATATTTACTGCTTTCTCTGCATCAGCTGCGCCTGCGGCGGATTTGCCTGCGGATCGAACCTTAGTTCCATCTACATCCAAACCATTATCAGCCTTCAACATAGCAGCGACTTCGGTAGCAACAGCTTTAACAAGGTCTGCTTTTTCAGCAGCCTGTGTTTTTTCCATTTCCTCTTGCTCCTCGTCTTCGTCTTCCTTGGATAGTCTGTAGTCCATTTTTTGTAGAACTTCTGCAACAGCAGCTAGAGCCAAGTTAGTACCTTCCATCTGTTTTTCAACTCTATCGAGTACTTCATCTGCCATAGTGTTTACCTCCTATTTGGTATAAACTTTTGCACTAGCAGTTGGTCTAAGCCACTTCCGACTACCAGTAATTATAAAAATATGTAGTTTAACTATAAAACCACTCTAATTTATTATACTAAAGTTATAGAAAAATCCTACGCTATTCGGATATTTCCTCTACTATTTCCCCTTTTGTTAGGCGTAGAATGTCATTTCTAAAGTCGTATAGAGGAACCTGTATAAGTTTCTTTAATTTCTCACATTGGTTACCTTCAGGAAGAGATGCTTCTACTAAATCAAGTACCTTTCCAACCATACGAGAATGTCTCGCAATAATAAATTCTTGCTCCGCTGTTACCTTTGTTACATCTACCATAGTTTTCTCTCCTTCATTTCTCTAGAACCTTACTATTTTAAAGACTGTCTTTAATTGCTTGCTTTAGAATTTCATTAAAGGAATCTCCTAAGAAATTATCTTCATAAGCTTTAGTAAAAAATTTCGATCCTCCAATACTTGGAGTATTTTGTGCCATATACCAATTACCTTTTCGTGTTTTTATTGGTTTCCAGCCATTGTATTCTCGTATTTGATCTTTAACTTGTATTGTCCTCCCGGATTTTAATTTTCGTGTATGTCGTCTTACTCTTTGTTTGTATATACCGATAATAGGTCGCCCTTCTTTCCCTCCATCAAGGTCTGTAACGCTAGGATCACGAAATCCAACCTCAATATCGTCTGCGCCTATTTGTATATATGCAGAGTCTTTGGGTATTTGATCTGCGTAATCAGGATAGTTCTGCACCATATCAATATACATTTTTTGGGCAGCTGTTTTTAAAGCTGCCTTTGTTGCTTGATGTAATATCTGTGCCGATAAAGCTACCATAAATATCTCCTTATACCCGTATATAATATTATACTGAATTAATCCAGATTTCAGGAATAATGTCTGTAAACTTACTTTCTATATCATCATAACGATTTAAATATAAAGTTTCTTTACCTACGCAACCGTATTTCGGATGCCAATATGTTACAATTTGTTTTGGTGGAGTAAATACTTGTAGTCTCTGTAAAGCAAATTCATCACCACCTTTCATCGTACCACAAATATGAATCTCTCCTGTTCCAATATCGTACTCATCAACTCTATGGAAATGCCCTAACATAACAGAATCAAAATGATCAGGGATAGCTGTGTTACTATTATCTGCTGCTCGTCCATATTCAAATACTGAACGCATTTTAGCAATTGTATTCATAATAGTTGTTCCTGATCCCGCTCCTGAAATAGCGTCCCCATGCATCATCAATACTTTTCTATCATATACATCGAATGATGTAGCAAAACTACGAGGAATCTTAAAAGTTATATTCTTTTGATTAGCACAAAATGCAGCAACCCATTGATATAACATATAATCCCAATCCATATACTTGTCTTTCATTGGTGGTTTCCTAGTCATTCTACCATGATTACCTACAACACATGGCACTTCAATTTCTTGGAAGTGTGGTGCGAAAAACATTATAGCTTGGGCAATTAAGTTTGCCCCTCTAATCATTTGTCCCATACAATGATCAATATTACTCCTAGCTAACTCTTCATGAATATCTCCACTAATCATATCTCCTAACATAGGAACAATTAGTTTATTAACTGGAGCAATGTTTCGTCTTAATTCAACGAGGTTGTAAACTGATTCAGCCCAACCACTTAATCGTTTGTTGAATATATCTATATCATATTGATTTAAACCAATCATTTGATCAGCTTTTACAAAATCTCCTACGTGAGTATCTGTAAGTGGAGCAACTACAATCTGATCTGTGTTACTTTTCCCTTTGTTTATTGGGGGTTTTGGTATCTTAACTGCTTTAAAAGCAGGCACTAAATCTTGAATTATCTCTTCTACTACATCTTTTCTTGCTTCTCTTTTGGAAGATTGTTCATACATCTTCTTCCAATAAACTGATTCAGCCTTAAAGGTTTGAAGTTTTTTATCTATCTTTAAACGTTCTTTAGAAGAATCTAATACATCGTCACTCTCTTCTATCTCAAATTCGGAAAGGATGTCTTTGTCGTGCCAACGTTGAACCGTTGTTCGATGAACTTCCACGCCGTATTCTTCTAGTATCCACCTCGCTATTCCCGTCCATGTCTCTCCTGTCGCTCTCTTTCTTCCTATTTCTAATCTTGCCTGTTCTGGAATCATAAGTCCTCCTTACCTGTAATGTAATTACCTTGCCACATGTAATACATGACAAGTCTTGATCTGCGTTTACACGCATCTTACCTTCGCATTTGGGACACACTATAACAGAAAAATTATTTTCCGTCAAGTGCTTTATCTTTCATTAACTGTAATATGGCATTGGAAACTGGATGTATGGGCTGATCATCTTCTTTTGCTATATTATATAAGTGACCCATAGCTTTCTCAAATTCAGTATCATAATACTCATCGTCTTCATCCTCAACATCTAAACGTGCCGTTCTTTTTAGGTCATCAGTATTATCATAAGGCCCCCATGCCATTGGTTGTTTTGATAAGGCAAAAGCCCTACTTTGTCCTACACTATTATCGGGGAGAGAGCCTTCACCACCTGTGGGTGGGTTTGCGTTTTCTTCCATTGAATTCCTCCTCTTCTTATCTTGATCTGACAATATCTTAATTTTATTTTCCATATCTCTTTGCTCTGCTAATACAGCACTTTCAGAAGGTAAGTCACCTGTTCTCTCTACAGGTTTTTGTAAATCATCTTCATCTTGTTTTAACAACCATTCTACTAATTCTAGTCCAGCAGACTTCTTAACTGCCTTTTTAGTATGTGATCCATCTGTTAAATACACCCCTAACTTTTCAACTCCACTTCGTTTCTTCTTGCTTTTTGCTTCCCGTTCTCCATAGGTTGGAGAGAAGATTCCTGCATTAGTTGATGTGAATACGGTTCCTCCAAAGGAACTCCCACTACTATCACCCCCGTCACCTTCTTTATGTAGATGCTGATGTGAATGAGCGACAGGATGTTGGGGTTTACGCTTTACTTCTTTTGGATCATCGTTAACATACGGAGGACTGCCTTTTGTATTTTCTTGTGGGGCTTTCCTGTAGTTCCGTTGTTCTGGATGTAAATAAGATTTATCTTTTAGAAGTTTTGCAGTAGGAGTATCTTCTGTCCAATCAAGTCGTTTTCTACGAGTTTTATCTCGTGGTGGGTAAGATGGATGATTTGTTAAAGGTCGTTCTACTAAATGTGGTTTTTCCCCTTCTAAGATTTGACCAATTTCTGTTTTTGCAAATCCAGCAGCGTGGGCTGCTCTTGCAACTTCTTCTGCCTTCTTTTTAGATTCAAAAGGCCCTTGACTTCCCCAATACCATTTACCATCTTTTTCTTTAATTGGCATTAGGCTTCGTCTTCATCGTCATAAGAACCGTCTTCAAAAGGATTATTTCGTCCTGCTGGTTGATATGATACACTAGGATTCGTATCTTTATTATTATCTAATCGAGCAAAGGTAGCTTTCTCCACAGAAAGAACACTTCCTGCTCCTCCAAGGTCAGCTACATAATGAACACCTTCATTAGTAAACCAAAGTTTCTTGGCATCTGGAGATAGTTCTTTAACTATTGGAGCAGTAAAACCTTTCTCTAAAAGTGATCCAATCCATGTTTTTGATAAGGCATTCTTTTTATCCTTACGCAATCCTAACATACGTTCAGAAGCTTTTCGTTCTCTTGCTTCTGCGTACTCATCTATATCACGTTCTTCACCGGGAAGTTTCATGGAAGCGTCCGGGGTTATTCCCCCTGTTCGTCCATTGTACTTTCCTTCAGCTTTTAGTAACATTGCTTGCATAGGCATTCCACCACCTTCACCACCTTCTGCTTGTTGTTCCATTTGAAGTTGTTGCATTTGGAATTGTTGTTCTTGTTGGGCAACTTCCATAGCTTGTGCTTCGCCTGCCATTTCAGCAGATGGAACCATGTCACCAGAGATCATGAACTCAGCATCTTCTATAGGAACACCTTCCTCTTTTAAGGATACCGTAAAACCTAATCCTGCAAAAGCGGTTACAATTTGCGCCCTTTGTTGAATAAAACTAAGTTTAGTTGCTTCTGCTTTTTCTTCAGGGTTAGGTAAATCTAATGACCAATCAGTAATTCCGAATGCATCTAATAGACGAGGGAATACTTTCTCTTGAAACATTCTTTGATCTGCTTCAACAACACGACTCATAACAACTAATTGTTGTGTTTGCGTAGATAATCCTCCAAAAGCTTCAGGTGCGCCCTGCCATGCAGGAGTAACACCCCACATAGATGCAATTCTTTCTCGTATCTCTTCCCTAACAGGGAGATAATCCATCTCTTGTAAGGTATGGAATAGTCTTACAAGGTCTACTCGACCCCGTTGACTTCTAGCAGATACTGCTACCATAGGTATATAGTTAGGGTCTACACGAGTTTGTGCTGCTATATGCGCCCGTTCTCGGCGTAGTGATTCGGGATCATCTGTTGTAACCATTAACATAGAAGCAGGCATCTTTCTTTCAAAGAAATACCTATATAGATTTTTATCCATTCCAATAAGAGTTAATGTCTTTTCAAATATAGTAAGTAATGGACTCCACCCATAAGTTTCCGATGGAGAAAATTTAGACATGTGAATAACTTCATCATCAAATAAATAAATATGCTGATTCCTGTGATAATATTTATACATGACCGAATACATTTCCAATCCGCAGTCGGGTTCAGTACATTTTCCTCTGGACTCATGGAGTTCTTCTCGATGGATCGGACATATAAAATGTGCGTTTTTCGGTAAGCCAGCAACGTCAAGGTCGAATTCGACCAAGGCTGGATTGAGTCTTCGTACTTCTTTAACTTTGGATCGAAGTTTTCCGTCTTCTCCATGTTTATATTCCTTATGTAAATATAAAAAACCGTCATCAATTGAATTCACATCAAAATGGAACTGTTTTAATACTTCTTCTAAAGACTGATCAAATATATTACAGTCCACTAAAAATTTATCAAATCTATCTTTTTGTTTTTCATCAGGACGATCAACTTTAGGTTTCCAAATAATGCCTCTTCTAAAAACTTCTCCAGTAATATGATTTAAAGGGGTTCGTACTTCTTGTACTGTCATACAGACTGTCTGTAAATCTTGAACTAATTGTTGTCTGTACGCCATTTGATGACGTACCCAAGTATTAACTACATGATCTAGTCCAATAGTGGGGGCTTCACCTGTATCCCCCGCCGATTTCATTAGAGACATCATATTTACTTGCTCATTAAGATTAATTAATGATTGAGCAAACTGTGGTACTTCGGGTAAATATTCAGATAATTTCATTTATTGCTCCCTACCTAGATTTGTCATATCCTGCATCGATACTAATTTTAGAATTGAGTTCATTGCTTTTTCCTTCAGTTCATAATCTTTTGAATAAGAAGTTTCCCTAATCACTTGGGATTTCTCTTCTTCCAAAGCTGTAATTTTTGTATTTAAATCTTGTATTTCTTGGTCTTTTTCTAGGAGTTCAGCTTCAAATTCAGCTGCTCCTGTTCCATAAGTAGCATTTGCTAAGATGCCTAATCGCCCCGCTTCTTTAATAAGGGCTATAAATTCCCCTTCAGTTAACACTTTAACTGCGGGATTCTCATCATCTATATCATCTTCTAAATCTATATTTTTTAGACCATCACTCCAACTATCCAATATCCTCCATGTCTGTGTCGTATCATCTTTCATTGCTATATACTGTACTTCTCTATCTCTTAACATATTTCCCATAACCATACTTTACTCTCCTTTTACTTTTTTAGATGCAGGATCACCTCCTTTACGCACCAAAAGTTTTTGCTAATACTCCGGGGCTATACCCCACTACCACTCTATTTCCCTTCACTACAACGGGGGTTGTGCGGTAACCTTGTTGTACTAACTCTTTTAAATATTTGTCATTCGTAGAAACGTTTCGTTCCTCAAAATCTATTGAGTTATTTCGCAACCAAGACTTAGTTGCCATACAAGGCCCTCACCCGTTAGATGTATATATTATTGTAGTCATATTAAATCACCTCAAATAAATTAAAACCATCATTAAACATATTATAGCCATAAGAATGGAGGTTTGTGTAAGACAACTCCACATATCACTCCTTTATCCTTATTCGTTGGTCACCGTTTCAGTTGGTGCTGCAATAGTTACCTCAACGTTATCAGAAACATTCCAGTTGGCTGCTGTGACAGATTCGGCAATTTTAAATTCCTTAGTAGCAAATCCATCAGCCGCACCAGCATTACCGCCACCTCCTATTTCATTAAGTTTAATAGTTAATGTGCCGATTTTCATCCGGTCAAATACACATGCGCCCCCTTCAGTAAATAAATTTGAAAGGGTTAGTTTATCTATTTTCCCATTTTTCGATGAGGTTGGGGCATCGATATGTATTCTATCATACGATCCGCCTGAAGTCACCATCGCTTCAGCCTGATGATGTCCACCACCGACTGCTCTCATTCTTGAGGTTCCCGGTGATTGATTAATCGACTGCCCGTCTGAGGCGTTTCCAATTACGTTAATCGTATGCGCCGTAATATTATCGAAATACATAAACGTACATCTCGACTTCTCGATCAGTAATTCGCCCACCTCTAGAAAAGTAGGGACTGCATTCTCTCCAGTTACTACTGTTCCACCAATCAATACTGCTGTAGCCGCAGCCGCAGTACCACCAGCAGAAGTATGTGCTGATGAAGGTATCGCAGACCCTGTATAAACTGTACCTACTGTCACATTCTCTATTTTAATTTCTCTTACAGGAGTGTCCGATAAGACTATTCTTAACGTATTATCTTCTTTACCTAATCCACTATTCTCTTTTCTCCACGCCATTGTTTGTTCTAATGTAGGAGAGGGATTAAGAGCGGGAGCAGCATAAATGCCTGAGTCTCCATTTGAAAATGAGCGATCTGCCAAAACAGTTTCATTCACAACGACTCCAGTTCCAGCCGTACCACCAAGTGCCAGTAAGCCTATAGCCATTTGTGGACTTAGCCCCATCATTCTCAAGAAAGAATAAGGAGACATTACAATTTTAAAAGCAGTCTTCCATTTCGCTGATTCAG